ACCCTGGCCGCCCTGCGGGAGGACGAGCTGCTGCCGCAGAGCGCCGGGGAGATGCCGTCCGGCAGCCGGATCCCCGTCATGTTCAGCGGCACGCTCGCCGCGTGGGCGTCCATGCCGCAGCCCAGCAAGCGCGCCGCCTACGTCAAGGACGAGAAGGCGCTGCTGGCGTGGGCCGAGATCCACCACCCCGGCAAGGTCCGCACCGTCGAGACCGCCGAGGTCACCGATGACGTGCTCGCGGTCCTCGCCGAGCACCTCCCCGGCGCGATCACCAGGACCCGGCAGGTTGACCCGCAGTGGGTCAGTGACATCCGGGAGGCGCTGCGGGCCAAGGGCTCCTACCGGACCGTGCAGGGAGAGATCATCACCGAGGTGCCCGGCATCGCGGTACCCGAGCCGGATCCCCCGGTGCCGCACGTCACCCTGGAGAAGGGCGCGCGGGAGATCATCGGCGCGGCATGGCAGGCCGGGGACATCCCCTTCGGTGACCTGCTGGCGCTTCCCGCCGCCGGGAACGGGAGCCGGCCGTGACCGGCCGCCGGCTGCCGCGCAGCGTTGACCACTACGCCGCCTTCCGCTGCCTTTGCCGGCACCTGGTTTACGCCGACGACGAACCGGGCGGCTCCTGCCGGTTCTGCGACTGCACTGCGCATGAAGCACCAGCGCAAGCCGCCAGCGGAAAGGCGGCAGCGAAGTGAGCGAGTGGGAAGCGTGGGCCGAGCGGGCGTGGCAGTTCGTAGACGACGCGGGGCACCTGTCGTGCGGCGGGTGGACTGCTGACGGCCGCGACGAGCCGGGAGCGATCCTGTGCCGCTGCGGCGCTCGCCTGGAACTGGCGGCTGCCGCGTGAACGGCCGCGGGCAGGTCATCACCAGCCGGGAGGCGCTGATACGCGCCGTCCTGGCCCTGCTGACAGCCGAGCGGGAGCTGTCCGGGGAGGGTGCGGATGTCGTCAAGGTCATGCACCGCGAGAGGGACCTGTCCTTCGCTGCCGCTGTGCACGCGCATGCCATTGACGACCTTCCGGCGGGGGAGAAGCCGAAGGGATGGGTCACGCGATGAGCGACTCGATCCGCGACGCGTACGCGGCAGCACTGGCCAAGGGCGAGGCCGTCTCGGTGATCTTGTCGTCTGCGATGCGTGCGATGAGGATTTCACTGGCAGCGACCGGAGCGGAGGGCTGCTGTTCGGCTCTTACGCCTACGGCCCGTGCTGCCAGGACAAGCAGGAAGCCTCGATCCGGGGCTACGGCGAGGAACGGTACATCCGGGGCCGGTGCCCCGCTGGCGTTTCCTTCGCCGACTGGATCCGCAGTGCCCGCGGGCCTGACGCCGCTATCACGATCACTCCTGGCTGGCCAGGGAGCCTGACATGAAGCGCTCCCCCCTCAAGCCCGGCAAGCCCACCCGCCGTAACACTCCCCTCCGGAGGACGGGATGGCTCAGCGGGCGCGCGCGCGAGGCGGCGATGACACGCGGTTCCGGGCTGCGCCGAAGGAGCGCGCCGAAGGACACCGGGCCATCGCGTACGACGCGCAGGCTCGTGCTGGAACGCGACGGCTACGCCTGCGTCTGCTGCGGGCAGTCCGTCATCGGCCGGCGCTACAGCCTCCAGCACCTGCTTACCGTCCTGGGCACCGGCACGACCGGATGCCACCTGCGCATTGACAGCCGGGCACACCCGCGCGACGAGGCGAAAGGCTACACGGTCCGCTCAGGCCAGGATCCGCATTCCGTCTCGGTGATGGTTTTCAGCGAGGACGGCAGCCGCGTGACTCGTTTCCCGGCCTGTAACGGCCAGTGGAGCGACCAGCCGGGCCGAGGTGATGCCTGATGGGCAGCTACGCGGAGTTCCTGGCCCGCAAATCGCAGCTAGACGGTGCCAGCGGTTTCGAGCCGACGTGGATGCCAGACTTCCTGTTCCCGTTCCAGCGACACATGGACGAGTGGGCGATCCGGCTTGGCCGCGGCGCGCTGCTCGAAGACTGCGGACTCGGGAAGTCGCCCCAGGAACTGGTGTGGGCGCAGAACGTCTACCTGCATACCGGCAAGCCCGTGCTGCTGCTGACCCCGCTGGGCGTCACGTTCCAGATGCGGGATGAGGCGGAGAAGTTCGGCATCGACGCGGATATATCCCGCGACGGCTCGGCCCCGGCCCCGGTGACGATCACGAACTACGAGCAGCTTGAGAAGTTCGACCGGGACCGTTTCGGTGGCGTGGTCTGCGATGAAAGCTCGCGGATCAAGAACGCCGACGCGGTGCTCCGGGCGATCGTCACCGAGTTCACGCGCACCGTGCGCTACCGGCTTCTCGGCACGGCCACGGCCTCGCCCAATGACTACGTGGAACTCGGCACGTCCAGTGAGGCACTGGGGTATCTCGGCTACCAGGACATGATCAGCCGGTTCTTCACCAACAAGGAGCGCACGGGCACTAACCGCGGCGGCCGGTGGCGGCCAACCGCCGGGGAGGAATGGCGGCTCCGCGGCCACGCCGAGGACGCCTTCTGGCAGTGGGTGTGCTCATGGGCCAGGGCCGCGCGCAAGCCGTCGGACCTGGGGTTCTCCGATGACGGATTCGTCCTGCCGCCGCTCAAGACCCCCCGCCATGTCGTGGACGCGAGGACCCCGCAGCCTGGCACGCTGTTCGATGTCCCGGTCACGGGCCTGGCCGCCGAGCGGGAGGAAGCCAGGCGCACTGTCACCGAGCGGTGCGAGAAGGCCGCGGCGCTTGTCGCGGACGCTTCGCCCGGAATTTCCTGGTGTCACTACAACGATGAGAGTGCGCTGCTCGCGCGCCTCATTGACGGCGCGGTCGAGTTGACCGGATCGATGCCGCTGGATCAGAAGGAAGAAACCCTGGCCGCATTCGGCCGCGGCGAAATCCGGGTGCTCGTCACTAAGCCGTCTATCGCGGCTTTCGGACTCAACTGGGCGCACTGCCGCCGGATGACCTACTTCGCCAGCCATTCCTACGAGATGTGGTATCAGGCCGTGCGCCGCTGCTGGCGGTTCGGCCAGCAGCACCCCGTGACCGTCGATGTCATCACGACCACGGGCACGGCGAACGTGTTCCGCAACCTTGAGCGCAAGGCCGCCGCGGCTGACCGGATGTTCACCGCGCTGACCGGCCACATGCGCGACGCGCAGGCCATCAGCCGCACCGAGGCCTACGACCATGACACGGAGGTGCCGGCGTGGGCGTCATAGACCAGCGGGTCACGGCCGAGTACGCCGCTTACTGCGGCGACTGCATCGAGGTCATGAGCGACCTGCCGGCAGGCTCGGTTCACGGCTCGGTGTACAGCTTGCCGTTCGCGCGCCCGGGCGGTGCCAACCCCGGCATATATCACTACACGTCGAGCGAGCGCGACCTGTCCAACAGCCGTTCCTACCCGGAATTCATGGCTCACTACGGGTTCGTCGTCGCGCAGGTGGCGCGGCTGACCATGCCGGGCCGTATCTCGGCAGTGCACTGCACCGACGTGGCCGCGGGCAACCACGGGGGCGATGCCCTGGCCGACTTCCCCGGCGACATCATCCGCCTGCACCATGACCACGGGTTCGACTACACCGGGCGGCATGTCATCTGGAAGGAGCCGCTGGCTGTCCGCAACCGGACGATGGTCAAGGACCTCACCCACCAGACCACCGTGGACGACAGCACGCTGGCGGGCATCGCTTCGGCCGACTACCTGCTGATCTTCCGGCGGCATGGCCAGAACCCCGTGCCGGTAACGCACCCGAACGGGTTCACGGAGTACTACGGCGCCAGCCACCCGCCCGCCGACGTGCTCCGGTACAAGGGCTGGTCCGGCAGCCAGATCATCAACAAGTACTCGCACTGGGTCTGGCAGCAGTACGCCTCATGCGTCTGGGATGACATCCGGGGCAACCTCGGCCGGTGGGACAAGAAGCCGGGACAAGCTGGCTTCGTCCCGGCCGTGCTCCCGTTCGCGGAGTCCCGCGACGAAGAGGACGAGGCGCACGTCCATCCGCTACAGCTTGACGTGCCCCGGCGGTTCGCCGACATGCGCACCAACCCCGGCGAGACCATCCTGAGCCCCTTCATGGGCGTCGGATCCGAGATATACGCCGCCGTCGAGCTGGGCCGCAGGGGGATCGGGGCCGAGCTGAAGCCGGCCTACTACCGGCAGGCGGTCAAGAACCTGGACGCGGTAGCGGCGGAAGTGACGCCGCCCAGCCTGTTCGATGACGTGCCGGCGGAAAGCGAGGCGACAGCGTGACCGTCCTCATCATCTTGGCCCTGGCAGTGGTCACGGCTGCCCTCACCTGGCTCCTGTCAAGACCCCGGAAGCAGCAGGAGCCGGTGCCGCAGGACGCGCCCCTGAGCGGGCTGGAACAGGCAAGTTTCGAGCTCATCGAGCAGAACTACTGGCGGGAAGGCACCGAGCCGCGGCCGAAGAAGGCTCGGCGGCAGAAGAGATCACCGAGGAGGGGAAGGCGTTGAGGGCATTCCTGCGGAAACTGCGGCGCAAGGCGAGGGAACCCGCGAAGGGACCTGGCAGGCACCGGGGAGGCGAGCGAGCTGCCCGGCCGCCCCGTCACTCGCGACATGCGCACGCGGCGGTGAAGCCGTGAGCCCGCTGGCGTGGGCCGCTGTCACCCTCACTACCGTCCTGGCAGCCGGGGCGCTGGGCGTGCTGGTCGTCGCGGGGCTGTCCGGCAGGAGGCACCGCAAGCCGCGCCCCGTCCGCATGGTCGACCGGCTCGGCGACCCGGAGCCCGGCTTGTGGGACCGGGACGCCGTTGACGACCTCATAGCGAAACGGCGCGACGACAGGGAGGGGCGGCCGTGAGCGGTGCCGAGGGCGAGACCGCGATCATCGGCCTGCTGGTGCTGATGGCCGCGAGGGAGGCACGCGAGTGGGCGCTGTTCGTCGGCCGCCGCTGGAGGATCGTCACGGCCACGGTGCCGAAGCAGGAAACCGAGGCCGGTGACGCCCCTGCCGTGCCGTCCCCGGCCGGGACGTGGACGTCGATGACGAATGTTCCGAAGGTTCCCGAGGCGAGTCCGGACGGGGGCGCGCCGTGATTCCCGAGATAGCTCCGGAGGACCGGCTGCTGCTGCCCGGCGAGGTGGCCGCGCTGTTCGGCGTGGACAGGGACACCGTGACGAGGTGGGCGCAGAGAGGGTGGCTGCCGAGTGTCCGCACCCCGGGCGGCCAGCACCTCAGGTACTGGGCGTCCACTGTCCGCGCCTTGCTGGACGCTCGCCGGGTCACGGCAGGCCAGTCGTGAACCTGATCCCCGTCCGCGTCCCCGCCGGCCTGCGGCCGGTGCTGGCCAGCGAGCGGCGGATGACGATCCCGCCGGGCCATCCGCTCGCGGGATCCGGCTGCCCGGCATGCGGGCACGCGCTCGGCGACGACCCAAGGTCCGCGTGGGCGAGGCAGCCGGACGGATCGCCCGTGGTCCTGGTGTTCGCCGGCATCGCGCCCGGTGACCGCAAAGAGACCGGGTGGACTGCGGGCGCGGCCGTGGCGGTCCATGAGCAGTGCGCGGGGGTGCAGGGTGGCTGACAAGACAGGAATTTCCTGGACAAACGCGACATGGAATCCCGTAACGGGCTGCGACAAGGTCTCGCCCGGCTGCGGGCTGCCGCGCTTCGATGGCGACGACACGGGCGGCTGCTACGCGATGGCCCTGGCGAAGCGGCTCAAGGCGATGGGCAGCGCGAAGTACCAGAACGACGGGAAGCCGCCGCTCAGCGGCCCCGGTTTCGGCGTGACCCTGCACCCGCATGCGCTGGAGATCCCCTACCACTGGCGCGACCCCCGCCGGATCTTCGTAACCAGCATGGGTGACTTGTTCCACGACCAGGTACCCGACGGCTTCATAGCCCAGGTCTGGGACGTGATAGGCCGCAACCAGCAGCACGTCTACCAGGTGCTCACCAAGCGGCACGCGCGGATGCGGTCATGGATGCGGCGGTGGGCCGACACGACGGGAGACAGGCTCGGCGACGAGGGCAGCGGAATGCCGCCGATGCCCCGCGGCCCGCAGGCGTTCCGTGCCAGCAGTTACAGCAGCGGCCGGTCCGGCCTGTTCGCCGACATGCTCGACAGCATGGGCGACCCGCCCGAGGGCTGCGCGTACCCGCTGTACGACTGGATGGAGGGCTGGAGGTTCTGGCCGTCCGATCTGTTCAACGTATGGCTGGGCGTGTCGGCCGAGGATCAGCACTGGGCCGACATCCGTATCTCCGCGCTGCTCGACACCCCCGCCGCAGTGCGGTTCGCCAGCCTTGAGCCCCTGCTCGGCCCGGTCGATCTCCACTTCTGCGGCGGCGTTGACGCGCTGGAGCGCGACTGGACCGGCGGACCAGGCGGCGGCTCCGGGGCACCGCACCCGTTCCTTGACTGGGTGATCGTCGGGGGAGAGTCGGGGCCGGGCCACCGGCCAATGGAGATCGAGTGGCTTGAGTCCATCGTCAGCCAGTGCCAGGACGCAGGCGTGCCTGTCCACGTAAAACAAGACTCAGGTCCGCGCTCGGGCATGCAAGGACGCATCCCCGATGACATCTGGAAGCTGAAGCAGTTCCCTTCCGCCGCTGAGGTGGTGACCGCATGACCCACCCCAGTGCCTACGAGTACCGCAAGGGCTGCAAGTGCGAGGGATGCACCAGTGCCCACAGGCTGCGCTGCGCGGCCTCCATCGCGTCCCTGCGCGAGCGCCTGGCCGCTGACCCTGGCGCCGCCAGTCACGGCACCGAGTCCGCCTACGTCAACGGAGGCTGCCGGTGCGCGCGGTGCAGGGCGGCCGGGCGGCTCCGGAACGCGCGTGCCAGGGCGCTCCTGAAAGCAGCCGCCGGCAAGACCCTCACCAGCCTGGAACGTCAAGCCCTGGAGGCAGCAACATGAAGTGGACCAAGAGCACTCACAGCCACGCCAACGGAAACTGCGTTGAGGTGCAGTGGCGCAAGAGCACGCACAGCAATTCCTTCAGTAACTGCGTTGAGGTGGCCGCCGAGTGGCGCAAGAGCACCCTCAGTTACGCCAACGGGGACTGCCCCGAGGTGGCCGGGGCGGACGGGGGAGTGCTGGTACGCGACTCCAAGGACCCGGACGGCCCGGTCCTGAAGTTCACCGCAGCCGAGTGGGAGGCGTTCATGGCCGGGGTTAAAGAGGGCGAGTTCAACACCCCGTGGACGGCCGCCGCATGAGCGATCACGCCGACTGGACGGACCGCTGTGGCGGCCTGCTAAGGCTCCGGGAGGCCGGCGACGGCACCGTCGAGATCCTTACCGCCTCCCGCTGGTTCCGGCTGGAGGCCGCAGACCTCGCCCGGTTCACCGCCGCGCTGTACCAGGCGGCGGCGAAACGGCCCCCGGTCATCCTTGAACGGCCGGAACTGCCGACGTCGTTCGGGATGCCGGTCCTCCTCGGCCCGGGCATCAGCGTCGGCCGGGCACGCCACGGCAGCCCGGTGCAGCTCCGCGTCGATGACGAGGGGCTGACGGCAGAACGGGCACGGCGCCTCGCCGGCTACCTCGCTGCCTTCGCCGACGACGCGGACGCGGCGACGGGCGACGGGGACCTGAGCGCCCTGTACGGCGTCATCCTGGACGCCGTCACGGATCACGCGGGCAGCAGTGTTGCTGACGAGTCGCGCTACCAGGCCGTGGCCAGGGCCGTCCTCGCCGCCGGGTGGAAGCCCCCGGAGCGTGAGACGTGACCGCCGTAGCCCAGCGCAGAACGCGCACCGAGGAGGAGACGCGGGAGCTTCAGGCCGCTCTCCTCGCCGCAGGTCTTATCCGGGTGACCCTGGCCGACCCGGACCTGCCGCACCAGATGACGGGCAGCCGTTACGGCAACAGCGTGGCCGTGTCGTGCAACTGCCGGCGGCGCGCGAACCGCGCCCCGCTGGCCAGCGGGGCGCTGGCCATCCGCAGCAAGTGGGAAGCCGCTGAGGCACTGGCCGTCTGGCGGGAGCACATGGAGGAGGTAACCCGGTGCCAGAGCTGATCACCTGCCGCACCTCCGGCGGGGATGTCGCCTGCCCCGGCCTGCCCACCCCGGTGCCGGGCCTTTACGTCGTGGAAGACCCCACCTGGCGCAAGGCGGGCACCGCGTACGCCGTGGTCCACGAGTCCGGCATCGCCCTGGGGTCCGGGTTCGCCAGCCCGGAAGGCGCCCTCGCGGCGGCGGAAGCCGCCGCCGGCATTCTCGACTGGCGGATGAGCGCGGCGGCCATCCGCCAGCGGTGCCTGGCAGACGAGCGGGTGACGGGCCATCCGGGACACGGTCACCCGCTGGGGCGGCCGGTGCTTCGGCCCGGAGCCGACCCCAGCCGACCTCCGGAAGCTGGATGCCCTGTGACCTCCTTCCCCCTAGACGCGGCCCGTCAGTCCCCCGCTGACGGTGCCGTGCCCGCGTTCCCGTCCTCCCCCGTGGCGGGCGCGGGCAAGCCGGTCCCGGCGTCGCATGGTCACGCCGGGACCGGCCCTCACCCGTCCGCGGCAGCTACGTCCGGAGCACGGTCCCCGGCTGCCGCGGGCACTGGCCCGGTCCCTCCTGCTACCGGGGAAGGTGCAGGAGGGACCGGTTCCACGCCGGAAGAACGCGCCGGGCAGAGGCAGGCGTGGCGGGCCGCGATCGGCTCTCAGCACGCCGCACAGCGCCGGGGGAGGACCAGGCTGCGGGTTAAGCCGTTCGTGGGCGTGCGGAGGGCACAGCGGCGGGGAGGCGGCACGTGAGCCGCCTGTCCTGGCAGCGCCGGGCCGCGTGCAAGCGCATCCCTGTCGGCGAGTTCTACCCGGCACCGAAAGCACCCGTGGCCGCTATCGCGCAGGCCGCGTGCCAGGGCTGCCAGGTAC